GACATTGTACTTCGTTCAGTTACTCGTTTGGGTGTTTAACCGTTTTCGCATTTATCGTGAAACGCTTTCGCGTTTTTCGTGCGCCACTAATTCGTCATAATCTTCATCATTGACAATGGCATCAAGTTTATCAAGAAAGTCCCTTCTGTTTTCCAGAATCAATATAATTTACTGTATCCAGGCTTCATTTTCATCAATGCCTCTCTTTAGCTTCCAACTCATACACTTTTTATAGTCTGGATGAATCAAACGATATGCCCGTTGGTTCTTATAATCACAGACTGTTGCTTCATACACAGTTTGATCAACTGTATCAAACACAACAAGAGCATGATACTCTTTGAGTTCAACTACAATCTAAAATGCGGGCATTTTTTCCATAACAGTCCCATCAAACTTTGAACCATCAGTGATCTTGTATTGAGTGGCTTCAAGGAACTTTTCAAGTGTGATCATAACTACGCTGTCCTCTTTGTTTTATATGTCTAGATTTTCTGCTTCGGCAGGATGATCGTCAACAAATCCCCAAGTTGTAAGCTTACGGGCAAGCCGAATAAACTTTAAATTTAACCAGTTTCTAATGAAACTCATGTCCATAATCCCCGAATAGTATTTTCAGCTTAACCGATACCCGTTCTGCTTTCTGTTATGATAGTCTTTCCATTCGTTGCTGTCATATCCTTTTTTATAAGGGGTTGTTCTGGGTCTTCATTATAACGAGCAGTCATTTCATCTTGTTCAAACCCAAATCATTTCATCAAGTATATAATCCCAACTTAAATGATTGTCGTCTGGAACACCCATATCAACATCTTCCTGTGAAAGGACAGGAACGTAACAGACCAGTTCTAATGGGACATCTTCATCATCAACAAATGGAGCACCATGCTTTTGATCTGAGTTTGTCAGCATTGGAGCAGCAACCATAGACGAGGTGCTATGTACTCCATGTGTCATATGAATGAATCTCAATTTTGATCTTACGACTTCTTTTGAATTCTACCCATTCACCAAAATCCAGAAGACGAGTATCAACAAACCCAATCACCAATCTTATCACAACGATCTTTGCTCACCTACCTTTTGTAGTGAGTCAACAGCGATCTGGTACCCGGACCCTGAATTTTATGGCCAATACTCTTTCATAACACTCATTCCTTCATTCTATACAAGTATTATAGCATATGATTTGTGGCTTGTCAAGTGGGGTGAGTTGTGGCTACTTTGCTTCCCAGAGTTTGCCATCAGGACCACAGTCATACTTGGGCAAGTCTCGCCTCTGTTGCCAATGTGTCTTGATTGTATGTACTTCACCTGTAGACAGGATCAATTTTCGTTTCCTGTGATGCTCAGCAATACCAACGATCACCTTCATATCAGCGATATCCATAATCATCCCGAACCCGAATGCTTGCAATCTTCACAAACCTTGTCATGAATTTTCCTTTTTTAAATTTTTGGATCGGGGAAGTTAGTTCAGACCAACATAGAGAACCAAAATCTCTTGTCCTATAGTTAGACAAATTCCCGAACAATATTATAAGTACTATACAGTTTAGTATGGTTGTCAATTGAGGGTGAGTTGTAGGTAAAACAGTGTTTATTTATTTCTGTGGATCAAACCAGCAATTCTGCCGGGTGTCACATTCAGGTCTTTGGCAATTTGCCTATGAGGAATGACCTTGGGCTTTTCTAGCCGCCAAATATCATCAATCATAGATTGACTTGCTAGTTTCACTAATTTTTGGTTTATTTCTGGCAGCATAATCTGGGTGATCTTTATATTTGTTTCAATGTATGAACAGTCTTTTTCACGCTCCTTCTTTCTTGACCCCGAAAAATGGGCATCACCAGCACCAATATGTCTGCTTTCCTTGATCTTATCAATTCCACCAGCCTTTTTTATCGCGGTCTCATAACCATGATCATAAGTACCGATGTTCTCTCTGTGGAACCTGTAAAGGACCATGAATCAATCTTCTAACAGATTTTAGATCAGTGTCATATCACCATGGATAATGGAAAATGCGGATGCAGTATCTGTGATCTTGCGATATGCATGTTGAACAGGCTTTGTGGAACTGTCACGCCAGCCTTCAGCAATATCATATGCTTTTGTTATTGGGTGCCCGAGTGCCCATCGCATGGATAAGTCTTACTGTTCCGGGGTTTTCATTATTCAGTCTCTCATGGAAGAGATTGCAGTTGCTTCAGTGATAAACTCCTGAAAGGATTTCATTGATTATGTCCTCTACGATTTTCATATATTTATATGAATAGGACATAAAAGAAAATGGCTCTCGCTGGATTCGGACGGACAAGTGATTAACAGTCACCTACTCTACCGTTGAGCTATTGAGACAAAACATTGGGTCTATATTGGCATTTCATTCCAAATTCTATGACGCAACTTCCGCTCTACTCATAAGACCCAGCAGAGTGACAACCGATATAAACATTTCTGCGGAATCAATATCTAAATCACCTACATATTTCATAAATTCTTGATTTAGATAAGTTGTCATTCAAACATACTCGTGCAGAATCAAAAATAACTTGCATTGTTCATTATTAAATCTTTGTAATATCATCCTAGTTATCAATATAATTGGAGCGGGCAGACGGATTTGAACCGACAACATCTGACTTGGGAGGACAGTGCTCTACCGTTGAGCTATACCTTGGAAACATCTTCTATATTATATAGCATAATAATTTTTAAGAGTCAGTATCTTTTAGTTCATCCACAATCACATAAACTATATACGTATATATATTAAAGATCGAAACAATAATGTTATACCCAATATACAGAATAACAAATAAAATAAACAATAAGTTTTATATTGGAAAACACCAAACCAAAAATATAGATGATGATTATATGGGTTCATAGTAAGCTGATAAAAAGAGCAATAAAAAAATATGGAGCCGAAAACTTTATCAAAGAAATTTTGTTTGTTTATGATAATGAAAATGATATGAATCAAAAGAAGGAGGTTAGTACAAACTGGACCTAATAGTTATAATATATGTCTGGTGGTAAAGATTGGGTGGGGGTATATAAATGACAATAAACTAACAGACCCTAAAATAGCCAGAAAAAAGCAGATGAATCAATATTTAAAAAATATGGTGTTACTAACCCTTCAAAAATACCAACAGTAAAAGAAAGTTTCTAAAATCATGAAAGGGCAATATGAAAAAGGACTTAGAAAAGGTAATGGTTTCGCTGGTAAAAACATAAGAAAAAAACTGTTGATAGTATGAAAAATGATCCTCGTCGGTCCAGAAAAGGTTAAAAAGTAAAAAAGTATGTTTGATAAGATATGGGTGAATAATGATGTAGAAAATAAGGTGGTCTTTAAAAATGAAATATCTTATTATGAGGAAATGGGGTATAAGCCAGGAGACTTATAATCCCAAGAAACGATAAACGTTTCTAAAAGCAATAGCACCTGAGACAGAACGGGATTGCGTAGCAATCTTTCCGCCTGAAGCATTACCACTATGTACTAACCACCTACCATTAGATGACCGTCCAACAATTACTCCAACGTGGTGAGGCCACACTACAATGGCACCAACCCGAGGACCACCAGCATTAGTTCCTCGCTTGTAGCCCGATTACGAGCCAGTTATATTCAGGTCCACCACCATAAATATGGTTCTCATATACCATCCACAATACTTTCTCGGCTTTGCACCTGCATTAAAACGTGATGCTGTGTTAACGACGACCCTACCAACATCATTTGCCAGCATACTTGATGCTGTGAAAATATTTGTTGGTGTCTTTGCTTCTTCTTTGAAATCTTAACCTTACCGTTCTTAGATTTCACTGGAGCATTATCATCATAACCAGCACCCATAGCACCGTAAAGGGTTGTTGCTGATGCTGTGTTTACCATGCTCGCAGTACAAAAAAGCATACCTAGAGCAAGGGTTGTGATAAGTTCTTCCATTACTTTTCTCCTTGTTTTGAGGGGGTATTACATATCAACCCCGTTGATCCTGCCACCACCAGAAGGTTTGTTTAGGTTGGCAGGTACTTCTTCGCAAACACTGTCCCATTAGGGCAACGGCATTACGAGAATTCTTTAGAAAGACCTGCTGGAATTTTCAACGGTTCCTGGCATAACCATTACCATCTTCCATCGTAAGACCGTGAATGCCTTGAGGAAGTTCTCATGGTCCAAGCCGCGGATTTGGACTGTGTTCTTGTCTACACGAGTGAACGTGGCCTGCCATGACTGTACGCTATTACCGCTATACATGTTCAGCGTCATCTGGTGACGTATCGCCATATGGTCGCTTCAACATTCCATATATTGTTGTTTAGCATCGAGCAGAAGTTCACCATCCGCTAAATCCTGAATCAATAGGAACGATGAACCATCATCCCATGAGGCAGGAAGCAATACAAGCTGGATTTGTTTCGTTATCGCCAGGAAAACCAAACACACGCCAGTAGCCAACACTCTTATCAAAGAAGTTATCCCAGCGAATCGTAGGTGTCACAAGAGCCAAACTCAAGGCCGTGGTCATAAGCATTTTCTTAAACATTGTCTATATCCTTCAATCAGTATCTCTAACAGGAACAGTATCACTGCTCAATCGTCAACCACAACTTTAGAAATGGGTGTGGATATGACTGAATAAACTTCTCTGCTTCTTCTTTGAGTGTACGCCACCTTCCAGAATGACGTGTCTGTTTGTGGGCATGCATAGTAAGATGGTAGACAGACTTTGTAGATTGTAACACTTGGACCATCCATAACATTTCACCGCTATCAATTCATTTTCTTGATCTTATCAAGCCGTTCTGTTTCTTCAATCATAAGAGCGATGGTTTTGCTAAATGTATTGTTAGTCAGAACATCAATATCCTTAATGACGAGCATTATACTGGCAGCAATCATTGCTACTCGTTCTTTATCTGACGTACCTACATCCTCAAATTTATTAGCAAACAAACTAACAATACCATCAGCAGCATCATTGATTCGTACTGCTTTTTCTTCAATATCCATAATGTTCATCCTCACAGTTTTTCATCATATAAACATAATAGCATAGTCCTAGGTGCCTGTCAACTACATTTTTGAGATTGTAACATTTGCTAGACCGCCCATACCAATGGCCTTTGCGGCAGCCCGTGATAGGTCAATAATACGACCCTTGACGAAAGGACCACGATCGTTGATCGTAACCACAACAGAACGACCATTGCTCTTGTTTGTCACACGAACCTTTGTACCACAAGGCAAGGTCTTGTGTGCGGCTGTCATCGCATTTGGATTGAAACGACCTCCACAAGCAACAGCCTGTGGTTGCCAGTAATAGAAGGATGCAATCCCTGACTGTGCATATGCGGAACTGGTTGGCACAATCAGGGCCTCGCAACAACTAACAAAAACTTTTTCATAATATATTCCTTATTCAACAAGTAACTTCTTTTCTGACTTCTGGATTGATATAAAGCTTTTCTGGATTCTGAGTCTTTAGATTTTCGTAAATATCCAGAGCTTCATCATAGGATGAAAACTTACTTTTCTTTACGTTTCCATCCTTACCTACTTCTTCCACAACCCATTCAACAATAGTTTTCATGTTTCATCTCCATAATTTATCGGGGAATGCGTTCCCAATGACCCATCTCATAACCATCAGCATCATAACCATCAAAGACCAAACATCATTCACCATATCGTCTGGCAGATTCAGCAGCAATGCCTAGACCAATAATAGCACCAGCAATGCCCAAACCAATAACAGCACCATCTGCTCTACGATATCGTCTGGGTTCGTTGTAGAAATGATTATGTGTATGATAGTGATTGTGGTAGTTGTTGTGTCTTCTATCATGAGCCTGTGTTACTGTAGGTAACGTGGCAAACACTGTGCAAGAGTCAAGGTTGAAATTTTCTTCATGTCAGTCTCCAATAAAAATCCTATGAGTATATAGTACACCAGATGTAGGTTAGTGTCAATAGCCTATAAAATAGAATATCCTGGTTGTCATTGGGTGTAGAACACATTCTTAATTTCAAATGTATTGATACACCTGTAGCAACCTGGACTTGCGGCTTTGATAAACCAAATATCCAATTTCTTTTTATTCTGATCATAAGAACTTTACACGACCACACTATACAGACTTGAGGTCTGCTAATTCAATCAACGCTAAAGATACTTCAAAGCATTCTTTAATGGCTGATGTTTCCGCATGTAGATAAACTGCATCGAAAAGAGTTCTTACCATACTTTGCCTGGAATGGATGCGAACTTCTTTTTTCATTTAGTCCAAATGGGAACATATGTCATTTTATAAACAACACAAGCGGCGAAGTCTTGCGTTTACCACCAACTGGTGATACGATATCCGCAGCCATACGAGACAAAACATTTACATAACGAGTGTCTGCCAGAATTGCAAATTATTCCCTGGCGATCTCGAGGCGGAAGTATCGCATTTTTCCATCACAAACCTTTTATTTCCTTATAGGGAAATCTAGCAAGTAGTTTTCGCACATATGTGCTTCTTTTTCCCCACTGAGACGCTTTAGATAGTTACTATCGGTCAATCGGAACACTCTACTTTTCCACTTGGACTTGCCATTGTCGAGACACTCTAAGTCTATTTCTGGCAAACTGTTCTACATGAACCATTTCATATTATATGGTTCTAAGTTGACTGTTCTTAGATATTAGGCTATTCAACACAATATGGAACTCTCTCGGATTCGCTTTCATCTAGAAACAAGGACTACAGAGATCCCCATAAATGTTCTATTCATCTTCTTACTTTCAACGATAACAGAAACATTTTTGGCAAGTCTTTTACCCAAAGTTATTTCGCCAAAAATATTGACAGCCTCTCTAATTTGAGATTTAGTTAGGCGATCATTCTTTCAGTGATTCCTACGTACATTCATTCCTCCATTGTGTTGTTATAATAGCACACAATGGCAACATTGTCAAGGAAAAATACCACAGCAAAATCAATGGGTTAGAAAAATGTTTCATTAGAGTGTATTTACATCTTGTTTAATCTCCACTTTTTTCAACATAAAGTTGGGATAAATCCATCAAAGCACCACCATTTTTTCCATAAATTCACGAGACAATCCTCAGCATCATCTAAAAAGTAGAAAAAGTCAATGACCTGTTCGGTTGCTTCTTCAAAGACACAGTGATAAAAATTTTCTTCATCATCTTGGCAGAGTATGAATAGAATACTTCATTTAGAGTCTCCTTTTATACTTTTAGATTTTTTGGAACTTACTTTTATTTTTAAATGGTACTGAAACTTTTGTTGATGTATTTGCCTGTCCACTATCTGTGATAGGAGACTGTGCTGATGACTCCACATCATAGAGTTTCATCTTTACTCCTGTCAATACCCAAGACAAATCTCTATGTTTGTTGGAAAGGATCGTTATACCTGTTCTTTAGCTGCTTGACCATAATTTGACCTAACTGTTCTAGCTCCTCTGTAGAAATCAAGGCAAACATAAAGTCAGCAGTCGCAGGTAGTCCGAAACTTTCTGATGTGTTTTCAAGTCCAACATCGCTAGAAACAGAGCCGGTACGATTAACCTGGGTTGCTGAAAATATTGGAACTCCAAATTCAACAGCCAAACCTCTAAGTTCTTCTGCGATTGATTTGACATATACATAGGAATTTACATTACCCCCAGCTTTTATTCTTGAAGACATACAAATATTTAGATAGTCAATGAATATAATGTCTGGCTTGAAGTTTTTCTTGAGGTTGAGTTCATTCAAAGAGCCTTGAAGTGAATGGCAGATGCTGCTGCTGTGGGATACTCCTTGATAATTAGCTTACCCTTGATGTTCTTCTTTTAGGTTATTGATCCTTCTCTTATACATATCCTGAGATAGATTTTGTAGGTCTTCAAAAGTAACATTCAATAGGTTAGCATCAATTCTCTTGGCAGCTTCTGGTTCGGCAAGTTCTAGTGTAATGTAGAGGACATTCTTACCTAGGTTTAGACAAGATGATGCTACGTGACACATAAACAATGACTTACCAACACCAGTACCAGCCAAGACGATATTGAGAGTTTTCTTGGGAACACCACCCTTGGTAATCTTGTTAAAGAACTCCAAGTCAAAAGGAATCTTTTCCTGAACCTTATGATAGTAATCATACCGTTCATCATACTGTTCTAGGTAATCGTGGCCTACGTTTGGATCAAACGATACAGACAAGGCATCAGATAACAACTTGGGAATAATCCCTTTGTTCTTACCCGAATTCTTATCATTCATAATATCAATTGACTCCATCATTGCGTTATAGATGGCAGACTCTTGACAGAAAGATTCTGTTGAGTCTACCAACCAGTCAATGGAAGTTTGTTCATTGTCAGATACAATCTGTAGTCAATGTTTCATTAATAGATCGTATTGTATCTTCACGCTCTGATAATGAGTCAATTGAAATTCTCAAAGAGTCTATGCTTGGAGAAAGAATTATACTTGACAATAAAAGAATGAATCAGAGAGAATAGTTCTCTCTCTGATTCTACTTTGAAGTACTCACTTTTTAAAAACGGCAAAACCTTTCTGGTGTATTCATCATTCCTCAACAGGTTCTTCAGAATGATCTTCTCCACGTTCAGTTTGGTCTGCATCAACGTACTCCAAGATTAATGAGTTTAAAATTAAGCCAGCGTGTTCATTGAACTTCACATCGTTTCTAAGAGAAACTTCACTTGTTCCTTCAGGAATGTTTAACAGATCATACTCAAATTTAAGAGTTGCGGTTTCCTGTTCACTCTCAACAATAGCTACAGTCGTGTATCTTACAACTGTGCCTTTGTATGGACCCACTAGCATTTCTACAGGGACAGTATCTGCTTTAATATCATCCCTGAACTTATAATCTTCATTTAGTATCATGATGTTTTTCCTAGGTTTTCCTTATATGATTGAAGTATCTTTTTGGAAGGTGTAGAAATTGGGATAATGTTGCACCTTTATCCCACATATTTTCAGCCTTTTCTATCATTTTTATAACATCACCATCACAATCAGCAAAAAATTCTTCTGGTGACGGAGGTTTTACATAGTTACTTTTTTTCCAAAACATCATTCATTCTCCTTCACATTTGTAACATTTGTCTTTCCATAAAGGAATTCGTTTGCACATCCTTCATTTATAGCAGATAAAATGTCCTCTGTAAAGAACTTTTCAGGCTGCTTAAGAATCTGCGACTCAAATGCTTTTGTGCCATCAGGAAACTCAAACTTGTTTGATACCTTCTTAACAACACCAAACTTTTCAGCAAGGTCAAGTAGACCATAATAAGGATCAAGGCCATCTGTATAGTCTAGTAGAGTTTCAACTTCCTTGTTCTCAATTGTTAGTCGCCCCTTTTTAAGAACAACCTTAACAATAGCACCAGTGACTTCATTATCCTTATCTTTATTCTTCTTCTTGGAAGAAGATAATAGTAGATGCGGCATAATCTAGACCAGAACCACCACCCATCTTCTTCATTGGAACATAAGAGCCAACCACATCATATACGTGATTTGTTACAATGAGAGGAACTTTAGCTTTACCTAGTTTCAGTGTAAGCACACGGAAAGCACCACGAATTAGCTGTGCTCTTGTCATATCACGAGTATCTTTACCATCAGCCATATCTTGAACTTCTTTATCTGTAGACAGATTGCCCATAGAATCAAGAACAAACAACATTGGTGGTGGGTCTTTCTTTTCCATATACCCATCAAGAATCTTGATAGCCTGTGTTCTAAACTCTTGAACTGTAGCAACAGGAACAATAGCAATTCGCTTTGTATCTACACCACGATCTTCAAGCATTTGCTTAGAGATAGCAGATTCAGATTCAAAATAGAATACAAACCCTTTTTGATTGTCTTTTAGAAATTGTCTGACAATATTGATTGCGTAGAATGTTTTGCCAGTTGGAGAGGTTCACCAGCAAGAGCAGTCACCTTGTTGTTTGGTAGACCACCATAGATTGAACCGGAAAGAAGGGCATTTAGGCTGTATGAGCCTGTACCAATATATCCTGTAACATCACCAGCATCAATGCCTTCATCGGCAATACCAGCGTATTCGTTGCCTGTTTCTTTCAACAGGTCAGAAAAAATATCCGACATAAGTTTCTCCTTTTATGTATTAACTGAATAGCAATCTCACTATTCAGGTCTATTTATAATCTTACAATATCATCTTCACTGCATGTAGCTCCTTGTTGTAATTCTAGGATTACCAAAGGAAATTCATCAGATAGATTTGTGACCTTGTGTATATCACGAACATGTATTTTATACATATCCCCAGGATCAACATCATAACCAAGTTGATTAATTTTTAGATGTCCTTTCCCTGAAATAATAGTCCAACACTCAGCTCTTAGGTTATGATACTGGAGGCTAATACTTTGTTTTGGGAAGGATGGATAACTTCTTTACTTTATATCCATCCCCTCTTTCCAAAACATACCATGAGCCCCACGGTCTTTTACAATAATCAACATCATCTAGCTTGTTCGCCATTAAAATTCACCACCATCATTATGTGCTGTTTTCTATTTTCTTTTTCTTTCTTGGTTCTCTGAGAGACTTGGGAGTCTTCATTTCCAAGAACTCCATTTTTTCATAGTCATCCCTACGAGATATTGTAATATTGAAGGCCAGTAGCAACATAACTGCCAATGGATCAAATACAAATATCACCAACAGTATCACAAATCTTACTGCTTTGTCAATGACTTCGTTAGACGAATCCTCATAGATAACCTCTGCAACATACTTGGAGGCCCAACCTCTGCTTCTAGTTTTTGATTTCGGCATCACCCTTGATCTTTTCTATACGCATTGGTTTTAGTTCTTCAAGCAATTTATTCTTTTGCTTTACAAGTTCGTCTCTATTCTTCTTTTGCTCTCTGGGAAGCATTCAGAGCAGTAGTTCCACTTTTCTTTTCAATGATCTTATTGATTGAATCGTCAATCACCTTGATCTGTTTATCAATATCCAGAAATCTCCTCTTGCTTGAACTTTATCTGTTCATCAAGAATAGTTTGTCCGCTGGCAGCACCAGTCTCAATTGAGCTCTGATGCTCAATATGGGCACGAGATAGAACACCAGAAGATTCCCATTAGAAGTAATGCCCATAAGAACGACTATTGCTAATAGAAAATATGTCTTCACCCTCCATTTGATATACGCCCAGTTGTGGTATAGCCAAGACATCCGCAGCAAGTTTTCCTATTTCAAGAATTGAACCCATAATAACAACTGGCCAAAACGCACTGCAGCAAAGATTGCTGTTAATCCAATGTTGCTGTAATAGAGCAGCAACACCAGATAGAGCCAACCCTGTGACAAGCACAAAGAGAGAGGCTGAGATATTGTGTTTCATGACTTGCCACTTTTGTTGTATATGTTAAGTTTTATTTATGTGAAAAAGTCATCTAGTGATTGTGATTTTGAACCGGCAACATGTTGAATACGAGTTTTGTGCTTTCTCTATAGATATTCTTTTTTTCTACGTTCAATACCAATAAAGTTAAAACCCTCAAGTAGTGCTGCTTTACCAGTTGATCCTGATCCCATGAAAGAGGTCCAGAACAACACCATTCTTTGGTGTAACCAGATCGGCAAAGATATTTCATTAGATTCTGTTGGCTTAACTGTTGGATGGCTGTTTCTATATTCTGTGTTTCGTCCAGCAGACAAAGATGACGGTTTACCTGATGTGCCGTTTTTCTGTTGCGAACGTAACGACCTTCTTTGCAGACAGTTGATCAGACCTTCATCCCGATCAGACTTTGATGCCTTGGCACAATAGACGAGCAGCAGAACCAAGATCACCATATTGGTCCACAAAAAAAGAGACACCTGATGATTTATTCCAGATTCCACCTGTTCCTCTAAGCCCTTTGTCCACACCAGATTTGCTTTCAGGAGAGCTTCACCCAAAACCTCATCAGACCCATCGTGAATAACATTTGCTGTAGCCAACGACCAAGTTCTTCTGCTATGGCAACTTTTTCTGCTGATTCTTTTTTCTTTTTTTCTGGTACTTCTGGGTCATGCATCCAGGTCTATCCCAACCTTCTGATGCTTTTGGTCTGCCCATACTAACCATTCCGCCACCAAGTTTATCATTAGTTGGAACTCCTGCATCCATCAATATTCAAAGCACCTGTACCATACTCTAATACATTCTACGGCTGCCGGTTCGTGTGATTGGCTTTACGGGCAACAGCGATAGGTTCATGTGCTGGCTTCAGTTGCGGTTCCCCAACCTTCCCATTGTTTTGCTGCATCAGTGGCGGGTTCAGTAAGTTCCCATTCACCTTTATAATCGCCATAACTTCTTCTTACCTTCTTGTTTTTGAGTCACACCAAGAATTTTTATTATTACCGACAACTTGTCTTTGAGCACCACTTTCTCTATCAATTGCTTTGCCAATGTCGTGTGACTTTGGGAAAGCCAGAACCATACAACCACATAATCTGATCCCGAATTTCAAAACCAGCATCCTCAATCTGAACCACGCCACGATGGTATGTGCGAGAGCCAAAGAATGCCAGTAGATGACCACCAGGCTTCAGAACACGAAAACCTCTTTCCAAATCTCGGCCTTTGGTACATCATAGTCCCAAGACTTACCCATAAATGAAAGTCCATATGGTGGGTCCGTCACACATGAATCAATAGAATTATCTTCCATTGACTTGAGTGCGTTTAAGCAATCGTTATTGTATAATGTGTGTATTTCACGAAAGAAAATCCTCCAAGCTTGATACTTTCTCAGTTTTTCCACCCAATACAATCAAGGATGATTTTCAATGGTTCAAGAAAACTCTTTTCAAATTGTGTATTGTAGTCAATATACTTCTTAATGTCAAGGTCTTCTGGTATTGCCTGTGGGAATGATATGACTTATTACTTCTAATGGTATTTGGTTCTTTCAAATAGATGAACTTGATCTTATCGGCATCACTTGATAAATGGATATTTCTTGGTTAGTTTCTTTGACTTGATAAGATTGTTATATACAATTGAACCACGAAGGCGTGGATTGGTGTTCCCTTTGCATATGAACCAGTTGCCTTATCAGTATAAGTTTCAATACCATTCACACCACGAGGAAAAGCAATTTGATCCTCTGGTAATGTAGTGAACTCTTTTCTAAAGAACTCAATGAACTGAACTCACATTTTCATCGTCTATTTTGGATAGCATATAATCAACCGAGGCAAGCAACTTTTCGCGGGCCAGGCCAGGTGTGGAACTTTTAATCATTTCAAGTCCCATGAATCTTTACTTGAGGCTTTGCATATTTCACACCTTCGTTATCGTATACATTCAAAATGTAACGTTTCTTTGCCGTCCAAATTCCTTTGTCCGCCAAGACTTCCCGCTTCATAAACATCTTCTGTGCTAACGCATTAGTATACTGAGCAAGCTCATTATAAGACTTGTCAATAAACGGCTGAATTTTATCTTCACATACCTTATCCAAGAATGCGATTGTTTGTTTTGTTCCAAGAAGATGGATTTGAAGTAAGTATAGTTTTGCACACCAAGTCATTAAGAGATAGGTAAATCGAGTCGGTATCAGATGCAATTACGTAGTCCTTGTTAGAAAGAACCTAACACCTTATTTAGATAACCATTGAGTTTCTTTTGAATCCAACGAATAGCCAACTGACCTGACGTAGTAATTGCTGATGCCTGACGAATGTCAAAGAATCTGAAGTACTGATTACCCAATGCACCATAGGCTGAGTTTAGACAAACTTTCTTAGCCAATTGGAGATTGTTGAACCGAGCAATTCTCTTTTCAATCTCATTTCTTTTTTCTTTATCAGTTTCTTTCTCAAGTTCCTTCTTCGCTTCAATCGCTTCTTTTTTATATCGTGATCTATCATTATACATATTCTCCATAATGTGGGCCAGGAATCCCTGACTATCCACCTTGAACAACTGTCCATTTGGTGTAAGAGTTACGCCAAAGTTCTTTCAGTTGTGATGTGTCCAATCTCTTTGTTTAGCATAGAGTCAACACTAATACTTTGTGAAATGATCTTTCGCATTTCATCAGTATAGTCCTCAGGCTCAATAAACTTGTCTGGGCTAATATTGAACTGCATAATCAAATGTGGGTAAAGTGAGATCAAGTCAAAGCTAGCAATCCAGTTATGCAATCCAACGATAGGGTCTTTGACATATGCACCAACATATGCCTCATCCTTATCATGTGATGTGATAGGAGGAAGAACCTTATGATCTTTTCTTAGCTCATTGAATATGATGTTATCCCACATACGAACCTGTGCGAAAACATCGTCATAGTTTGACTTGCTGTCATAGGCAAGAGTGAGAGCAAGATCAATAAGCTTCAGCTTATCATCAAGCATTTCAACAAGCTCAACGTCTCTAATGTTATATTCAATGAACTTTTGAAAGTCGTGTTTGTATAGGCTGTGAAGAGTTACCATATTCTTCATATGATAGCTTTCGTTCGCCTAGTTCTTCATGGCAGATATGGTTTAGTGAATATGACTCTTGTGGCTTGAGCACAAACTTCTTGTAAAGTTCAATATAGTCCAGAGTAGCAACACCCAAAAGAGAGTATGCAATCTGCTCTTTACCCATAATATAGGTTGTACGAGTTGTAATCTTATGCCAAGGAGAAATTCTGCTTGCCTGTGTCTCACCCAGGACTTTTGTAATACGATTGACTAGATATGGAATATCAAAGAACTTAATATTCCATCCAGTAATGATGTCTGGGTAATTTAGTGTCCAACGATCTAGGAATTTTTTGATGAGATCAATTTCATCGCTACATCTAATATATAGAACATCACTACGAGTATTAGTATACTCACCGCAGCCATATACAAAAATACCATTGTGCATCCAGCAATGTAATAGCAGTAATAGATTCATTAGCCATTCCCGGATCAGGAACCGTTTCACACTACCCACTTCGATATCGATGTTAGCAACATGTATTAAACTCTTGTCCCAATCCACATACGCATCTGCGTATAAATCTGAAATATACGCATACTCGTATTTTTGATTTCCATAGACCTTGAAATTATCTATGTCCTTGTATTTATTGATAAAATCACGACAATCCCTGATTGTCCCAGGCTTGATGCTGGACATATATTCACCAGAGAGTTGTCGTGTACTTTGTTGGTGTTTTGGACTGTAGAAAAAGAGTTGGATGATAGTCCAACTTCTTCATTACTTTTCTACCGTCGCTTTCAACCCCTCTATACAATATCTTAGAACCGTAGACTTGTACGTTAGTATAGAAAGGACTGCATTTTTTCACCTTTTTGTTGAATTTAGTCGGGCATCATAATCTTTGATGGAGGCATTACAATACCACCAAAGATTGAGTTATACTGATTGACGAATTCTTGAATAGGCTTCATTATAAGCAAAACATGATCTTTGTCAAGTGTAAACTCTTTATCATCAGAAAACTCTGTCCAAGGAGCAAGACCAACACTAGGTATTTTAGGATCAGCCCTGCTTGCAACGATAGCAATCTTAAGTGGATTCTTAATCTTTAGAAAATTCCCACCGTCTTGAACGACTTCAGTAAGAATCTCCTCACCATTAAAGTAACTTCAATAGTCTAATATCTAGTGCCATTTTATACCTCTTCCATAATAAATGGATAAACAGATACAGTAACCCACTTTTCAGGGATTAATGTAACACTCATACCAGTTTCACTCTGATATGTATATGCATTGTCATTATCCATCACCTTGATAATACGTTCCCAACAGCCATCATAGTCACGCTGCACTAGTTGTGTTTCAAGCACATTACTTACATGCATCTAATTTTCCTCCAATAAGAAGCTTTCACTTCTTCATATTCATTACTAACATCTTGCACAGAACCATTATTAAATCTTATGGTAAGAGATTCAGGGTTATGCACAGATTGTGATACGGTAGTAATATGGTACTTGTTGATAAGTATATACGTTCCATCCACTCTTGTCAACTCAATAAAGGTACTCATGTTTACTTCTTTTTCCTTGGTGTTGACTTCTTAGCAGTTGAAGTCTTCTTGACAAACTCAGGAACAATTGTCTGTTCTTCAGTTGGCTTGGCTTCAATATTCTCTACTGCTTCCTTAGCCTTTGTTAGACCAATTCCAACATAGTCTTTTACTTTATCCCAAAACGACATTCGTTTTCTCCTTTATGTCTAAGATTTTGTGGTATTTATTGCATTCTCTACACAAATTTTAATGCTATCTTTAACTTTCTTTTCTGCTCTCCAGCCAAACTTTAGTAATGCCTTGGTGCTAGAAGGTATTCTGACAATAACATCATTTTTATATGACTTCACACCTTTAATCAGAAGTTGCTTATCTGGCAAGACCGACATTTCTACACCAGCATCATGGATTAGCTGTGCCAATTGCTTCATTGTAATTGGTTCCATGTTACCCAGATTGAATGATTCATTCTTGATATCACCAAAGGAATAATCAGCAATAGCCTGTGAGATTTCATCAATCCAAGTGAAACACCTGATCTGTTCACCATCACCAATGATTTCTAATTGTTCTGTTTTGTCAATAATAATCTTTTTGATGTAATCAGCAAATACGTGTGAAGTTCCTTGATCGCCTTCTGCTGTCTCATATGGAGTAATAATGTTGAAAGGTCTTCCAAATAATATATTCCAAGCCATACTGCTTATGAAATGCTTCTACACAGCCTTTCACCAACAAACTTACTTAGACCATAATCTGTCTTTGGTGCTACTGCATGATCTGGCATATCTTCTGTAACAGGAACATTGACATCTTGGATACATGTCTCATAGACCATACTTGAGCTAATATAAACAACTCGTTTAACATTTGTTCTAACACATGCTCGTAGAACATTGTTATGTAAAGTTAGGTCTTCGCCAAGAATATCCGCAACAATACTTATTGAAACCACCAACACCATAAATTCTTGCTGCTGCCTGAATTACATAGTCTGGTTGATACTTATCAAAAAGATAATCAACACCCAATCTATCTGTTAGGTCAATTTGTTCAAATGCATATCTATTATCAGTCGTTCTTCTTTCACCATAACGACAAAGGTTATCAACACCAATCACTTCATGTCCTTGTTCAATCAGCCTAGGAATAACCGATTGCATTAGACTGCCTTCTGAACCAGTAACTAAAATTTTCATAGATAACCCCATTTCATATACATATTCTTTTCTTGTGTGCTAAGTGAAGAACCATCTGATTCTTTAACTGTATAGATACCATTTCTAAACAACTTGCTGTTATCAAATAACTTCCATACATCAGCAATTACAGTATCTTCTTCTTGAATATATTCTTCTAAATCACTAAATTTTTTCTTTAAACTTCTTGTGTGGTGTCATTACAATAACCGCATCAAATGATTTGTAGTTGATATATTCATCGTCTGTATTATATATGAATGGATCAATGGATACAGTCTCAACACCATTCTTTCTACAAACCTTCTTCATCTTAAATGAAAGAGAGTTACGGGTATCATCACATTCTGCCTTGAATGTTAGACCAAGAATCAAAACTTTCTTTACAGTTGGTTTGACTTCCTTGACTCTATTGAATACATAATCAGGCATACCTTCATTGATGATAAAGCTTGTATTGATAAGTTCTGGGAATGGTACATCAGACAATAGGAACTTTCCGTCCTTGAAAAAGACAAGGACCACCAACATTAGGTCCTGGTTTTGGTAATGCCATTCTATTATAGTCTTTATTTACTGCATCTGTAATGCGATGAATATCAACCTTTTGCTTATCAGCAATCATATAGAATTCATTGGCAAGAGCAAATGTCACATAACGATACATATTTGTAATCAGTTTACCAACTTCTGCTCCTCTTGGAAATAACCAGAAACATTCTTTTTCAAGGAATGCTTTGAAAGAAGTTCTCTGCAATCTTATATGATGTTTCAGAGAAAGCACCAATCAACTGAGGTAGATTCTTTGTTTCCTCAATACCATATGCTTGTGCTACTCGCTCAGGGCAGAAGGTAAGATAATAATCCTTACCTTCAATAAAGCCCTTAGTTCCAAATAGATCACGGATTAGTTCGGTTGTCCCAGGTGCTACTGTTGACCTTAGAATAATAAGGGTTCCTGGCTCTATCCATTCAAATAATTCCAGTTCCACAAAGTCTAGAATATCGTCTAGTCTTGGATTACCTTCACTATCAACAGGTGTTCCAATCATAATTGCAACTACATCGCTTTCCTGAATTTTACTATAGTCTACAGTAAACTCAAGAGTTTTATTGTTGATTGCATTTGTATATGGTTTGTCTACCCCATGCTCAATGTATGGAATAAAACCTACATTCATTCTATCGCACAGTGGTAAATTAAGATCAATACCATATACTTTGTATCCAGAATTTGCAAGAATGACACTGAAGGGAAACCCAACATGTCCGCAAGCACCTATAACTGATACTGTTTTCATAACATAGATTCCTTTACTTTTATAGGATAATCTGTACAAACACCAAAACTATTGATATATTTGCCTGCCTCAGTTAAATTTGGTAAGACAAATATAGAAAAGTATGGATTTGAGTATGCACTTTCTTTACTGTTGGGGTGGACCCAAATAGTACCATCCAACAATAAAATACAATCATCCTTATCATGATAAAAAGGTATTATATTACTCTTTGGAGAGATTGTCAGTACACTTTTGTAGTGTAGGAATAGTTTTACAATGAAGATATATTGTTCTTTTTTTCTGACCAATTATTGATTTTTTCAAAGTCAATAAGATAAGTCCCTTCATCATGGCCCAAATAAAACTTTTCAAACTCGTATCTAAGATCAATTTCAACATCAAATTTCTCTAAGGCCTTTTCAATTTGAATAATATCATTCTCATAAAATGTAGAAGGACCGTAAAGCAATCCTCTATGTGCGATTATTTTCATAATATGTTATTCCAAACTTTTTCAAGTTGCCCAAGGATACCAATTAATTTCTGGCATAGCTCTATTCAGATTTTCAATAACAGGCTTACCATTATCTAATTCAACTCCCATTTATTTTTAAAATGATTCTGACTATGCTTTAGAGTTGGATTATTAGCATCTGTTGTTTGACCATTACATAACTTTCTTTCAAGTTCCCAATGTTGATTGTCATAGTTAGGATCAATAGTCTTTGATTGATATGTTGTAACTATATTATCCATAACACCGCATGGGTTGTGATGAAATCCCCAATTATGTGTATCTTGTACACTAATCCTATCTCTATCATATTCCATGTATACACGCTTCACATACTCAGCATCACCACAGTAACAACCGATATATCGCTCATCCCACCAACCAACTTTCTGTAGAACTTTCTTACGAATAAAATGGAATTGATCACCTGCTGGACCCCAAATGAAATCATAATTTTCTTTTTCTTTTTGTGATCCATTCACCAAATGGAAAGGAGTGATATCTGTATCATCTTGAATTAAGATTGCTTCATCATCATCTGAATTGAAAGCCTTCAATAAGATTGAATTCCAAGACTGAGCACACCAACTATTGCTTTCTTCACAGTTCAATGAATTAATTATAACATTATCAACATGTTCAGAATTTTCGTTGGAGAGTATGACCTCAGGGTGGTTACTAAAAATATTACATTTATAACCAAGATATCCAAAATGATGTACAAGCCTATTGAGGGCCTCTTTACGATTAAATGTTAAAATCCATATTTGCATTTATCACCTATAAAATCTCAAATCTATTTCTGTATGATGTTCATGTTCGTAAGCAACTTCAACCTTAAAATTACCAACTTCTTCTAAATATTTCTTCACATCTTCATAATAGTTGTCAACTTTATCATATATTGATATCTTGTATACACATTCACACACGCCTTCTCTTCACATCTGATATTCTATTACCCAAAGATTTAATACAATTAAAATCGCTCCCTTGTGCATCTATATGCAGATAATCTATATGAGATATATTCCAATTTTCCATGAACGTGTCTAATCTTATAAAGTTAGGACATTATGGCTATAATCAAATTTCTTAAATTCAGTATACCTTGATAATACAGTATTTTGAAGTTCTGGATGGAAGTTATATAGACTTCCTACGCCTCTATCATTAACAAGGGACACATTAAAATTTTTGATTGAGTTTTCAACATCAACAGTGAATGGTAGGACCAATAAATTATTTTGGTCCTTAAACTTTTCAGATAATTCGCAATAAAGAGGATATGATGGTTCAAATGCATACACAAAATTATCAGGGGAGAGAAAACTTTGTGTATGTGTACCTCTGTTTGCACCAATTTCAAATATAATTGACATATATTACCTTTCTGCTTGAATGAATAACCAATCTTGTGCCCAATAAGGAGCGTGATAATGTCCGTTCAAGTTTGCATATAACTTATCTACGTTTGCAAATTGAAAATTGACGTTCTTGAAAATTGTTTCAAGGTCTGCTTTTAGTGTTGGCAAATCATTCTCATTAATTACCATGTCGGCATGACCATTTGTAGCTTTGGCATTCCAGAAATCAGAATCATATGATGCATGTTCAGTATCATGACTCCAAACACCTGCTTGTTGTGTTGGATGATATGCAACCTGAATTGACATAATACCACCCTTCTTTAGAATATTATGAATTCTCTAAAGATATTCATACGAATTGTCTTACATGGAATATGCTGGATTGCAATTGTTGAATATGCATGTCATATGTTTCTTCGGTGCCGACCCAACATCAATATCCAGATGAAACATAGAAATCACTACCCGGAAAAAGTATCACGGGAGTAAGCAATTGCATATTCTGAGATATCAATACCATCAACTTTCTTAAACAACTTTCTTGCCCTGTTGACCATTCTACCAGGACCACAGCCAAAGTCAACTACAGTTGACTCATCAAAATTCTTTAATGGCTTTCCATCATTATAAAATAGATATTGTTCATATGGAAAGGCTCTATGCCATTCGTAGTTACCAACAATAGCTAAAGGGTGAATTAAATGGTTTATTCATAAACCTCTTTGCCATCTGAGCATAGGCAACCATTTCCTTTTTATAGTCTGGTGCACCATCGTTATGGTATAAACATATCCATCAGCAACTTTGGCTGTTTTATTAAAATTCTTCATTATCAAAATTCTCCGTCATAGTTGTTTAAGAAATAGTTTAGGTCTTCAGGTGTACCAATACCCCACATTTTATTAATTTGTTTTACACTTAATCTTTCTTCCATCTTCAATTGCTTCATTAAAGACTGGACATACATAGAATTCATTATTAACACGAATGTTCTTTTGAATCATTTGTTCTGCATACTTAACAAAATCTGATCCCTTCTTTCCAATAATAAATTCCAACAGTTGCATTATCTGAAATCAATCCTTTCTCTGCAACTTCCTCGAGACAAATCCATTATCATCTAATCTGGCATATGACCATTTTGGATGTGCAGATTTGAATGTCAAAATACCACCATCAATAGAGTTCGGCACTAAATGCGTACATAACTTCATTTGAGTTCCATTCAACAAACTGGTCACTGTTTGCCATCACAAGGGGATTATCATTGTCAATATGTTCTTTAGCAGCCAATACCGTACATGCTGCACCTTCAGTCAATCCATCAACCTGAACAATTTTACATCCTGGGCAAATTAAATTTAACATGTGTTGTAGACTGTAACTTTTCATAGTGTGACTTCTGCACAATGAAGATATAGTTGGCCTCAATATTCAAGTTTTCAATAACCACCTGAATCATTGGTTTACCTTTAACATCAATCAAAGGTTTTGGAAATGTATATCCAGCAGATTCAAATCTTGATCCAGCACCAGCCATTGGAATGATTACATTCAATTTACTATCACGCCAAGGAACAGCCTTCTTTGCCTCTTTATTTTGATCAATCATCATCTCAATCTTACTCCAGGTTAAGTCATCAGGATTTTCTACAGGCAAAAGTCTAGCACCACTATCAATGGCCCCTTGTCTTCTCAATGTGACTATCTTCAACAATAATGGTAGTTGACGGAATTGCATTCATTGTATTCATACAATTCCAATACATCTCAGGATATGGTTTGTTACGTTTCACGTCTTCATTACTCTGGTAGTAATCAATATAATCCATAATACCTAAACGTAGTAGAGTTGTCTTGACAGTATCTCTAATACTATTAGATGCCAATTGCAATCTTAAAGTTTCTTGCTTTAAGGCTTGTGCACATTGAAATTAATTTTGGTGATTTTCTTAATATCGTTGATCAGAATAATTGTTTTTTCTTTTCTTTACTCCAAACCTTATCATAAAGAGAAGCAGGTAATCCTTTTTGTTCCGATAATAATTTCATCTTAGCTTTTGTGGGTAGACCATCGTATGTGCTAAGATGTTCTTCTACTGATAACATATTTTGGATCAATATCATTTAATGCATCATTTAATGCATGGTAGTGGAGTTCTCTGCTATCAATTAAAACTCCATCTAGATCAAAAATAATTAACTTATTATATTCGCTCATTTACAAATAGTTCCTTCCAATTTCAAAACACAATCATCAGTCATTTGATAGACTTTCCACTTTTTTGGCTTTTGTAAAGCAACCCAGCTATACGGATTAAATAAGAATCTTATATTATTGTCAATAAGATTCTCACCCAGATAATATCTTCGCCGTTTCACCCCCAACAATAACGCTCGTCAAACCTAAACTTTCTTAGTATGCCTGTTCTCACTAATATATAGCCACCACTAATATACTGGATGTGGGTTAACCCTTGTTCATCGTATGGTAAACCACATACCCATCTTGGTCCGTTTTCTCAGTAGGTGCAACAGACATAAGAGATTTAGCTAACTCAGGATATTTTTTGAGCACAATATCCATATACTTTTGATTTACTAGCCAATCACTATGTCGGTCCTTCCATATCTAGTTATTCTATTACATAATACTGACCAATCTGATTTTCTAATGTGTATCTTGAAGACCATCAAACCAACCCGGAGCCAACATATAATAATCATGCATTAGACAAAGTATATCATATGTTGCCTTATCTGCAAGAATATTTTTCTTCTTTTGTTATCCATCCTTTTTCTGTGTTTCATCAAAAGGAATGTAAACCAGTTTACCATGACTAATCAAATCATTCTTATACTCACCAATAATTAATATCTCATATGTGTACCAAAATGGTCTTGTATGTTGATACTATCAATTAATCTTTGTACAGTTTGAGTATCATAATTCTGACTAAGACAAATGCCATATGATATACCATTAATCATAGTAACTCCAAAAGTATTCTTCAATATCGTCTACAGTATCTTTAATTGTGTGGTTTGTCATAGCATAGTTATATGCATCATTTACTCTTTTGTCAAATCTTTTATATGACTTGAGCATTTTCATTAACTCAGTCTCGTCTTTATAGATATTACCATAATATGACATATCATGAGCACCAGCAATATCTCTGGCAAACCAAGGCGTCTTATTCATCATGGTTTCAAGCAATACCAACCCAAACCCTTCTTCATACGAGTTCATGATATATGCATCAGCGTTTGCTATTGCAGACATCACATCATCTTTACTTGACCCGAAGAATGTTTTAACTCTATCAGAGTTCTTAGAATCTCACCTTCTCCATATCCATATAGATGAAGTTCGCCATCAATAGTTGAATTTTCAAATGCAGTCGCAAGAGGAACCATTGTCTTATGTGGATAGAATCCACCTGCTGATACAAAGATTGGTTTTCCGTTACTTTTATTTTTAGGGAAGATTGTATTTTCTGAACTATACCATGTCTAATTCTTCTTGCCTTGTTCAGAAGATTTTTATTTTTAAGGAAGTCAATGTCGGCTGATGTAGAATATGTTATGAACCTATGATGTTTCAATCCATTCTTACACACATCACTATTGCTTGGCTTTATGATCATATACGCAACTGGCGAATGTTTATTGATAGCAAAAGCATTGGCATGAATTATATTCTGAGAAATAACATCACCACCATGAACAACAATCAAATCCCATTTTTGATTTAGTATTGAGTTATAGTCGTTTGATACCTTGACACCATTTTGATCACCTTTATGTTCATGGGCCAAGACAGTAACATCGTGATTTCTTTTCAATGCTCTTCTGCCATATCTCTTACATAATACTCAGACCCACCAGGAAAGGGAACATACCTGTGAACAACAAACAAAATTTTGACATAATTATCCTTTATATACGAAAGTATCAAACCAATCAATGAGAGACTTTAGATTACAGTATTTGTTCGGAATATCATTTTCAAATGCTGGTTGAGATAACATATCAAGATACTTATTTTTATTACTATCTAGTTCTCTAATCCTATCCCAAATCTCTGCAAAGTTTTTATGCTCAGTGACAATTGATGAATGCCTTTGTGTTGAAATCAACTTTCACTGTTGGGTTTCCCAATAGATAGGTATTGTATTAGCATAGAACGCATTCAATATTTTCTCAGTCACATAACCAGGATATGATCCATTCTCAAAAGCAATATTAAACTTCCTAGTCTTTAGGAAATCAATTTTATGTTCTACACCTTGCCTTGGTAGTACATATCCTACATTGTTTAGATGTGGACCAGCAGAGTCAACTCTTTTTCTCTCATTAAGAAAATGGAAAAATTCGATTACGCATTTTGATTTGGATTTGATTGAACGAAAGAACAGAAGTCTTCTTCATATCATACTTTTTCCAAATCAATTTTTTTATTAATTAGATGTAGCCAATTGTTAGTCCACTTTCATATGTGTACATCTTCATTTCTGGTACATATAGAGGTAGTCTATAGTGTTTTGGGCTATTCTCATGATCAAATGTAATCGCATGATCATATGTGAAATAATTTGGTCTAACATTCTTCCTGTATAGAATATCTTTTACACATCTTCCCAGTAAACTTATAATGACTCTCACCAAAGTTTGGATCACCAAAGATAAGATACTCCAGGATTTTGATCGTCCCGAATTACTTCATAGTACTGACCTAATACATCTGTAAAGAATTTTACTGCTGTACCAAAAGTATCTGAAAAACCAAGTATAAGTTTTTTTCTCATTTATAGAAAAACCAAGTTGAATTTGTTGACTTTAGAATAGGCCTTCTTGCTTTAGTCTCATTCTGAAATTTGAGAATAGCCTTTCTAACTGATTCAAGGTTATAACAATTACCAGAGAAAATTCCGCTTGGCTTTACCTTTTCATAATACTTAACATATCCTTTAGAACAGAATCTTCTTGAATGATCGCCATCAATAAAGACAAAATCAAGGCTTTCTTTTGAAATTTATAAGAAGCCTTTTTAGGACTTCTTTCAATCATTTCTATTCTACTTTCCCATTGGGATAGATTTTCTTGGCAATTTCTTCTTGTCTGTCTAAAATATCTTGTCGGATTACTCCTACCCAATCTGTATACTTTATATGGATCAATTGTATAGAGCTCTTTACATTTGAACATTTTTCTAAAATGTAGTATGCACACTCTCACCACGGGCAGTTCCGATTTCGGCACCTACAATATTTTCACCAAGCCTTGAGATATATGGAGTGATGCCAAGAGTTGATGTGTATTCTAATGGCCAAGACAATTTACTTTTTAGTTCTTCAATTGTCATAAAATCTGTATCATCAATAAAAATGTCTTCAATCATTATTCTTCCACTTACTCATAATATCTTTCCATTCTGAAACTCTATCGTATTGATGTACAATACAATATGGCTCTCCGCTTTCTGTGCATACCAAACCGTCCTTCATAATACAGTCAGGACCAAGCATTTTCCCTTATATGTATCAATCAACTCCAGCGTTCTTTCATAAACTCTTGGCCGATACCACCACTACCTGATCTAATTGCATGTAAAGATGTTCCGGCATGACACACAAAAGAGTTCTGTTGTCTTTAACAGTGCAGCATCACTCTTATATGCATCAAGTGACAAAAGAACATTCAATGCTGCTTGATCTGGACCACCACCACCAGGGATTACGTCTGATGTTCCACGGCATAGTAAAAAGATATTGAGGAAAAGGTCAATAACAGATTGTGCCTTTCCTGCAATAACCCCAGCACAGTAAATAGGATTTTCTTTAAAATTTTCATAAATGGTTGGACCAAAACTCATCTTAAGATTGTTTCTACCCCAAGGCTCATCTTCATACCTAAGATTTTCTGTACCAAGAATTAACTTTGAGTTTGGTACATTTTCACGAATCCAATCTGAGGGATTCTTTTGAAAGATAACATCCTTAACATCTGTTGCTATGATATAGTCAACATTAGGAACATTCTTTAGGAAGAAATGTAAGTGAGCAAACCTTTCAACACAGATATTAAAGTTTGGTCTGTCATAAACGATGTTGCCATCATCATCTGTCTTCATACCAAAAATATATGTCAGCCCTTCTTCTTTAAGTGTGTTCAAAGTTTCAATTGACATATTATATGCTAATAGACCAATATCACCTTGGTATCCACTCTTTTTGATGGAGTTAAACCAAGGTTTGATTTGATCATAGTTGTAATCTGTTACTGCACCAATAATTAAGTCTTTCATATTTAATCCTTTACGTAAAAATCATCCCATTTAGAAAATTCTGTGAACTTTCTTTCATATCCATTTTTTTGTTAATAAGTCAAATAGTTTTTGTCTGTTTTCAATATTGAAATTATGTTCAACAGTAATACATCTGATCTTATAATATGTATTGTCGGAGAAAAATGATTCTAGAATATCATACTCGCTGCCCTCTGTATCAATAGACAGATAGTCTACAATCTGTGGTGCATACTTCTCATTCAACATATCCAATAGTGATATTGTAGGAACCTTTACAATCTTGCCATTCCTTCTCTTTAGGGAATGCTCGTCGTCCTGACCATATCCAACTATTGTGGATAGATCGCTTTCATCGGTTATGTTGAATTCAACATATTCATGTGACTTTTGTATATACACATTTATCAACAATCTGTGTATAATGCTGTCTATTCTTTACAAGTTCATCCAAAACATTTGGATTTGGTTCTGCTAAAATTCCAGTCCAGTAGTAATCTTTCTCTAGAAAATATGTATTGCTACCATCTATACCATTCGTCGCTCCAAACTCAACAAAGAAGCCATCATACTTAAATCCATTTTCATATAGAGCCCATATGTCTTGAAAATTCTGAGAGTTAGTATTATGGATATTACGAACACATTCACTAAAGAATTTGATAACATCTGAGCTATCTTCTTTAGTGTTATGTTTAATATATGCTAGAATTTGGGCTAGTTCTTTTTCCAAGGATATTCTCCACCATTTGCTTCTTTCATAATATTATTATACCTATTAAAGATTTCTGTCATCACCTCCATATGCAGTATTCATATCAGGTAGACTATAATTGAGTGTGTGTAGACCAGTCGTATCATAGTTTGATTGATCCTTTACAATCATAAAGAACCTGCGATCACCACCCCAACCCCAATGCCATAGCTGGCTAACATGTATTAACCATTCTCTTTTAAAGCAATATGATGATGTGTCAACAAGATATTGAGTATTTTGAGACCATGCAATTGGCCATCTACCAATAGCTTCACAACAATCATCAGCTAGATACTCATTATTAATATAAACTTTTCTTAATGAGTGTGCAAAGTCCAAGTTCTTTTTTCGCACAAACTCACAAGACTTTCTACATGATTTTCATCCCACCAATTATCATCATCAAGGAATAGAATGTAATCATGATTCACAAGGTGTGGGTATGCAGCAAGGATTCTATGACCATAGAATCCATTACCACCTGTATTAAACGGTGTGATAGAAGTAACAAGATTTGATTTATTGGATAAAGAAAGTTTTGGTATTGCTTTTCCAAAGTAGTCATTACCATCAATAACAACAAGATGGGTTATATTTTTATAGGGTTTGACTAAGGACAGATTCACATGCCTTTAGTCAAACCATCTTTACCAATAGTAGGTGTGATAACACACACTGGCTTTTCAATTCGCAGTTTCATAATAAATCCTTTAGTTTATAGTCTGGCGAACTGGAAATGCATCCAGTCATAATTCCTTTCAATGCCTAGCAAGTGAGATAGCACCTTCCATCATATACAAATTCCCAGAACTTCTTATATACGGGTCTTGCTAGTGTAGCATTGTTTCTACCCCATTTCAACTGGTTATTATCAGGATCAATATCAACTGCAACACCCCAGGAATGCATAGACCAAAGAAGAACCACCACGCATCTTACGAACATTCAATGTGCCGCCCCTTCATATCAAGGCAGAGAGCTCACTTGAATCCTTTCCATACCGTAGAAAATCAAGGGTACGCTGGAAAATTCGTTCCATATTATCATGCACTTTTCTATGGCAAGACCATGAACGCATAACCTGTTTTGGTTCCCATGCAATACGCATTGGATATGGTAGATTTAGGGTTACCTGATTTGATCCAGGCTTACCATAAAATGATGTACAATCACTTTGTGTCTAGGCCGGTTTGATGCTGGTGTTTCCTTTCCACTGGTTTAGAAACAGCAGGTGCTGGCTTAGGTGCAGGCTTTGCCCTTACCTCATCAAGTTCTTCTAGTCCGATCACGCCAAGTTGTGGCCAACTTTGCTGTGTACGCTTCTCTAACATAATTTGTTTGTGTACCAACTAATCCATCAATTTCAATCCCAGATGCACCCCTCAATTTTTCATTGAACGATATACTGCCTGTTCAGCAGCAACAGTAAGCCTTTTACTATTCCAACCCTTTGTGTCAATCTTATATGATTTCAAACAGGCTTTGAATAGCAGTAATCGTAGCAGCATCGATCTTACCGTTAATATCACCAGTATAATGATTGTATCAGCCTTTAATAAAATTTGAATGGCAAACTAATATTCTCAACATCTTTTATCGTTGTAATCGCCATTTGATTTTCTTTTTCACTCCGTGTATGTTATAAATTCCCATTCCTCTACCGTGTATGGTAACATTTTTAGTTCTCCTGATATATATGATACGAAAAAGGCGGGGTTTTACCCCCGCCTAGTCTTCTTACTACTTTGCTGGCTCAGTTGTTGCTGGAGCAGCAGGTGCAGCAGGTTCGGCTGGCTTTTGTTCGTTGCACGCAGCAACAGTCACAGCAGATAGTGCAGCCATTGTGATAACAAATAGACGCATGATATAGTCCTTTCCATGATTATAGATGTAGATTTTCTAGTCGGTCTTTCTCTAGTGCATCCCGGTCAAGCGAACCAAGTTTTGAATCGGTATTGACTTTCAATCTTCTTGGCCTTCTTTGACTCAGGAATAAATCGCTCAAGCCAAATCTTGAGCATTCCGTTGATAAGATCAGCATTCTTTACTTCAATTGTGTCAGCAAGAGTAAAATTGCGAGTGAACGCACGATCTGAATACCTTTGAAAATATAATCCTGTGCATCGTCTGTAGTGACAGAGCCTTTGATTGTAAGCACCCCATCTTCAAGCACAAGTTCAATGTCCTGTTTGCCAAATCCGGCAACAGCCATTTCAATCACATAAGTGTTTTCTCCGGTCTTTTTAATATTGTATGGAGGATAGGAAGAAGTTTGGCTAGGTTGCTGTGAAAATCGGTCATCTTTTTGAAAACATTATCAAAGCCGACAGCACCCTTAGAAAAATCATTTAGAAGTGATGTATTGAAAATATCTAGTTTAGTCATTGTTTCTACTCCTTATTAAGCGAGTTGTTTTAAATTAGTCCATTCTCCCTTCTGGCAAGAATGGTGTTGGGTACGCAAAACCTTTAACCCCAACACTACTATATATAACACTTTTTTAGTGGTATGTCAAGTGGTTAGTAACAAACAGTATCTGGACTACCCCCATCAGTAGCGGGCACACAATGAGGGTCTAGCGGACATTTATTATCTGCTTTGGATGAATCTGGGGTATGACAAATAACTAGTTTATTTTCTACAAAGATAGTCTGTCCTGTAGGAATTAACTGACCATTGCCATCACTATTAGTAGAATCTTTTACTGCCCAAAGTTTATTATTTACAAAAACTGTGGTTTGATTTTCAACTGTGGTTTTAGCTCCACATACCCTAGGATCATCATGTCTATGTGCTTTAAAAGGCATTATGATTCACACCCACAATTACCACAACCACAGTCACTCTTTTCATAGTCATCATCAATTTCTACTGGTGTTCCTTTATGTGGATTTAAATGAATAGAGTTGTCACCTTTGAGTACTAACTTCTCTTTGGCATGAATCTCAATATTATCAGCATTGAAATTCATTTTCTCTGATTCAAATCTCATTTCCTTGGCACCAGAAACATCCACTGTGCCATCTGGATTAATACCTGCTGTAACACCATATGCACTAAAGACTTCTTTTGAAGGTACCAAATAGTGTAACTTACCCATTCGTATTAACTCCTGTTGAACCCATACCACCTTTACGTTCTGTCCTTTGAACTGGTTTTGTTGTGGTTTCTTTAATTATATACTGTTCTTGTTTGACTAGTTCTGCCTGAGCAATTCTATCACCATTTGTGATACGAATTTTATTTGCTGATGTATTTGTCAAAATAACCATTGTTTCATCAAAATAATCAGAGTCGATAACAGCCTCAAGATTTGCCAAGACAAGACCTTGCTTAAAAGATAGGCCAGAACGAGGATGAATACGAATTGAATAACCCTCTGGAATATCAAAGATAAGTCCTGTGGGAACAAAAAGGATTCTATCTCCTGGCATAATTGTCAATTGATCATTTGAGAATTCATTATCAAATGGACGATTATTTGCATCATATCCAGAATATTTTATTTTACCTGCAAACTGAGCAGCAACATCAAAACAAGCAGATTCCTTTGTTGCAAACTTAGGAAGAGAAACGTCAGGGTGTGTCTTAAAAATTTTTAGTGTAGTTGTCATAATATAACCTCATAATGTTAAGTTATTTCTTCCCAATCAATAGTAGCATAAACATCATCACCAGCCTTTGATGTTTGGGCAGCAATCATAAAGACTGTATTGGTTCCTGCGAAAGAGTTTCGTTCAAGCTGGTATTTAAAGATTGAATCTCCAAGTTTTACTGGTGTTGATGCTTGATTTGTTACAGTCACGAATCCAGAAACAAAGTCTGTGCCGCCAGAGAACGAGGCAGCATTGATATTGTACTGGACTGATGAATCGGTTCCAGCATCTACCCAAAGACCTCCAGAAACAGCAGAACCAACAACAACCTTATACTTTACAACTAGAACCAGATGCAGATGGAAGCCGCAATAGTTACATCCTTGGAAACGACAATAGCATCTTCTCTTTCAGACTTCAAGCGAATACATGCGACAGGATACCAAGTATCTGCTGATGCCAAGTCATATCCGGTATTTGCACTATGTCCTACTGATCTTGGACGACCTCTTAAATCATAGCCACGCTTCTGAAATGACTGGAGAGCACAAACAATACGAAGATTGCTGGCATTACCTGTTACTGGCTGTGTTTTGAATCTCGGCAACGAATCAGTGCGAGCATGCCGTGCCCATATATGGAGCATCAAGAATATTGGCATGGTGGAATGAATGACAATGAACGAATCTACCATTGATCACAAATCCAACACCGAACAGAACCCATACCAAGCCATTCAATATCAATGAACATAATCTGGGCTTTTGCCATATCCAAAGTTTTAGGCCAGATGGATTGCTGATTCTGTGACTAGGCTGTCCTTCTGTCCATGCACCAGTATTTGTGCCATCAAGAGTATCAACATTCCAATCGGCCTGTGCCACACGAATTTCTTGAACTGTGCTTGATGAGTTTGTTCTCTTTACAAAATAAAGATTGTGACCATCCTGCTCTATGGAGAATACCATTCTAGTGCACCAAAGTATCCATATCTTTGTCTCAATCCAGTCTGGGCAGGGGCCATAACATACGTCTGTAGAATCTGCAGAGACTTACCGGGCTGATAGTGCAAACACACGAGAAGATTCACGATAGACATAGGCACCGTTTGATGTTCCAACATGACAAATGATTAGATAGATGAGTTAGCATCATGGGTTACGTAGGTATCTGATAGCAGAGTTGGCTGTATCCAATCTTGCCGTTGTCTTGGATATCGGTGGAAACGAATCAAACAGGGTTAGAGGCTGTGACATTCTGGCACGACCAGAAGGCATCAACCGCCATACCTGATGGGTTGGCACCGCCAATAATATTACCGTACTGATCTGCCAACATGACAGCCTCAAATAGGGTCTTTTCTTGTGGTAAGAACTGGTTGGTGTCTTTACGATACTGTGCCATTTTATTCAGCTACCTTTTTGAGTTTTGGCTCTTTGTTTTCCTGTGTAACATGTACGCCACTGAAATTCTATATCGTGGGATGTGCCTGTCTTCAGCGTTTGTACCTGCATGGATTGGCCGGAACATCGTGTATAGCTGTTACGTTTGCGAGGGTGATCATCATAGCCAATGATCTCTTGTCTGATATCGTGTCCCATGTGATTTCAGTCTGTCGTAGGACCCTGGCAAGCAGCTCGAGCCTTATTGACGTGGGTTGGATTCTTGCCTTCATTACCGGCTCCGATGAAGATGGATTCGGTCCATGTCATAGACCCATTTGCCTCAGAGCACCCAAGCAGAATATGTGGTTGATTCCATATCCGCTCTGGCTGTGATAATATGAACGTGGTGGCCTGCATCAAGCAAGTCTTTGAGCATGTCGTACCATCTTATGAATTGGGTGAGGCCGACTCGGCAGAACTTATGTGAGCTGGCAAACTCACTGAATAGTCATATGATTGACCGGGTTCAAGTTTGCGACTATTGTATTCAGATGTGGTAAGAGTCTTGACTCTGTTTGCTCATCTTTATCATTCACATGACCTTGGCACCTTTTTCTGGATCATGATGCAACCACCAGTATCATCCATATCAAACCAGTGAAGATGTTCTTCTGGTTCAACATTATCACTTCAGGCCCGTAACATGGCCTGAGTTAAGCTATTGTGTAAGAGTCGTTCTCTTCTAGTAAATTCTTTGAATGCTAGCATTAGCCTTCCCTGACTTTATCTTTTCCTATGGTATATTTAGTTACTAGATTCCATTTGGCTCTTTTCTTTATGAGAAAGAATCTTAATATTACTGACTGGTAATGTTGGATTCTCGCTCTTAGTTGTATCTACGAGATCAACCAACTCCCACTCATGAAGAGATTGGCAATGGTGTTCAGGCGAGCTTTATCTTCATCAGAGAAATTGGAGTTCTTTCCATCCAAGCAAGAATAGCTGCTTAAAATGCACGATATAGAATTTACCTTTTTTATGTAAGATGTGGCAAGACTGATACAGAGTTCTTTCTTTTTTAGAGGCAATTCCTATTCTTGATAGGGTTTCTCTGACTTTAAGAAAATCATCAGGCTCTCTCAATTTCACTTCCACAAATTCTTTTATTAGCTCTTCTGTCTCTATCATTCAAACCACCTTTATCTATTTCTTTTCTTATTTTCATTATTTGTTCATCAGTCAAAACAGAAAGGGCCATTTTCGCTTTTTCGTTTGAATACCCATAGTATTCTTTTATAGCATCAAGGTTTTCTATTTTTTTCCTTCTTCAACCATTTCTTGAAATGTCTTTTATATGGTCTGATGGTATTTATGTAATATTGATATTGGACAGATTTTGGTATACTCGGAAACATATTTATTTGATTGGCATACAGGATACAGTCCTGATGAAAGGATAATGCCTTATTTACAACAAAAGGAACATAGTCACTTTCATTATTCAGAACGTCTTTCTTGGTCTGTAATATTGAGGGTATAATTTCTTTAAATAGATCAGACATTGATTATTTGTTCCTCTATTATCAATCTCACCATTGATCAATGGTTTTAACATACTTTGATTTAGATAGCTCTATCAATTTTTTAGATGCTGACATAAAGTCATCATTTACTGTTCCCTTACCACCCTGTTGATATGAAAAGTATTTGGTTTGATCTATCATTTCTTTAAAGTCTTCTTTTGAGAACCAAAAAACATATGGGGGTTTTGATTATCATTATATCCAAAAAACACAAGACGTTCCCAATCTTTATTTTGACTAATATGATTCAATATAAAACAGTTTGACTTTAGTCTATTTGTTGTCTTATCCAAATGACAAACAGAAAATTTGATTTCTGTTTTAATATCATTGATGATAATATCATGACCACTATTAGTTCTTGGTTTTACAGAAAAGTTATTTTTGATAAAGATGTTTGATACTAAACTTTCCCCTATTTTGCCCTTTGCTTTGTTGTTAAGCCACACATACCCCTGTAAAGGAGTATTTTTCCAGGGGTCAACAATATTATCCAATATGAAATTTTGGATATTTGACTTCTGTAAATATCTCTTCACATAGGGTTTTCATTTATATTACCTCATCTCACAATCTACCATAATTTCTGTAAGGCACGCAACCAAATTGATCTCTTGATCAGCAACAAATGCTGACTGATACTGATACTTGGCAAGGATAACAACTGCCTGGGGAATAAACTCAGGCTTAAAAAACTGATTAAGACTGTCATAGATTTTACGAAACACAACTGCACAATCCACATCAGAATTAGATTACAACCCATTTCCTCATCGCAGAAAAGTCTTTATCTTTAATCGTCTTGATCAAATCGTTGAGGTTTCTTACATCAGAATACCTGCTCAATGATTGAGTTATCAAGAACACCTAGACCCGAATACCTTTGAATTTCATTTAGAGTTCTTCTGTAGTCTGGAAAGAACTTTTCAATGATCTTGATAACCACAGGCTTATCATACTTGATGTTCTCTGTGTTTAGGATTTCTACAAGCCTCTTAAAGAACAGAAGAGCCATCTTTGGTTTTCTGATGCAGTCAGATTGAGAGTCAATAACAGAGCACCGAGAATGAATGGCATCAATAAGACGAGACTTGGAGTTGCACGTCAGAATAAACGTGCAGTTGGCTGAAAATTCTTCTATTGCTCCTCTCAAAGCTGCTTGTGCTTCTGGTGTGATATAATCTGCCTCATCAAGAATGATAACCTTACGAGTACCATCCAAGGATATTGTTGGAAGCATAGCTCTTAACCTTAGTTCTTAGAGTATCAATACCCCTTTCATCAGAGGAGTTGATAAAGATATGATCAAGACCAATTTCTTCACACAAGGCAAGAGCTACTGTTGTTTTACCAACACCAGCACCGCCTGTCAAAAGCAAATTAGGAATCTCTTTCTTCTCTACAAAATCCAGAAAGACCTTTTTTAATCTATCCGGCAAAATGCAATCGGCCACTTTATGTGGCCGATACTTTTCTACAAATAAGAATTCATTCATCTTACTTTAAGACTCCTTCATAGAATTCTTCAAACATATTGTTTTCTTCTACTTCTGTAGTGGAGTTTGACTTGAAATATACCTTGGCCATACGACGAATTAGTTTCTTATCTAGGGACAATTCTTCGGCAAGCTTATTGGTAATTTCTTTTTGTAGGTCTCGTTCAGCAGCTACTCGTGTCATACTATTATTAATTTCTTGAATTGCATTCCTGAGCTTCTGCTTATCAGTTGTTGATAATGAATTTACGTCCATCTTACTTCTCCACGTCCATTGCTACATAATAAACTAGCTTACGAGTCTTGCTTGTAAACTTTGAGAACCCATTGAACTTAATTTCTACATGATAGTCATCAGGGATCATCTTAAGGTTAGCTGCCTTAAATGTGCTGATGAACTCCTTACCAGAGTATTCTCCAACAGCAGTCTTAACATAGTTGGGAAGAATTGTTTGTTGAGTCGTGACACTGGGCAAACATACTACCGCCTTCACCAATAACAGAAATGTTTGGTAGACCGTTCATATTGGCCAGTCGTAGAATTTTAGATAGCGTTGTGTTGCTCATATCAAATGTAACATCTGGATTGTTCAATGTCAATGTCTTATCCAGGGGCATTGATACAATCAGGTTTGTAGCACAAGAATAATACTTCAAACTAAATGTTCCATCAGACATAACAACACTGGAATATCATCAAACTCAAGGTCAGGATTATTCAAAGCACTGACGTTGCCTAGAAACTGGTTTAGGTCATAAATGCCAAACTCAGTTGTAAAGTCATCATCAAATTCAACCTCAGCCATAATTGACTTATCGGTTGATAATGTTTTCTGAAGTTTTCCTGGTCTAATAATAAATCCAGAATTGATTGTAGAAAAGTTCTTTAGAATAGATAGTGTAGATTCGCTTAGTTTCATATCAAAATTCTCCTTGACTTATTTGTCTACCTTACCACATCCACGGAATACAGTCAACATATATTCTAGGTTGGTTTCAAGCTGCTCTTTTGAGCCATCATTGTATAAATGATAATGGAAGTGTTGTCCAATCCAAGCCCATTCAGAAATATGGATGTCTGGATATCTCTTATACATTTCATACTTTTCATTTATGTTGTGATCATATGCTGTTTCATACCATTCTGGATCAGGCCCACGAATAACACGAACAACAAAGCCGCCCTTTCTTTTGATAGAAGTCAATCTCATTTGGAAATCTTACATCGGTAATCACAACATCCTTCATACCATGAATCTTGCGTTCCAGAGAATCAATCCAGATATTGTTTCCCAAAACATCACGACAGGCCTCTGTTCCAAATACCTGTAATGCCCATCGTGGAGTTACTTCATGACCGAATCTGGTACTCCGAAATCATCTGCCTTTTCTCTGAATGTTCTACTTTCATCGGTATCACCTTCCAAAAGATGCCGTGGCCAACCAAAGATTGGAAACCACAGCGTCTTTTAGATTGTCAACAAATGCTACCCTTTGAAAGTTGAACTTTGATACGAGAACATCACCTACAGTTCCTTTACCGGAACCGATAAAACCAACAATACCTAATATCATTTTATATGTCCCCAACTTTTGCCAGATATAACATGGTATACATATTTTTCATGTATATTAAATTTTTTAGCTATGTTTTTTCTTGGTTCACCTGATTCAAAAAGTTTTTTTATTTCAAAGAACATCATCAAGTTTGAGTTTGAATCCTGCTCTATTTTTTGAACCTTATCCATTACATTGTCATAATTGGTTCCAAGAAAAAGATGATCTGGATTTACACATGCTCGGTTATCACATTTATGTAGGACATGAATAGATTGGTCTGGCCATTCACCATATGTCAAAAACCAGACCAATCTATTTGCTTTCACTTTTTTGCCTTTGTAAGTGAGTCTTCCATATCCACTATCTTTTCTTCCAGTCCATATCCAACAGGATTCGGTCTTGTTTACTTTGTTCCAAAACCGATCCATGTTTATAGAGCACCAGTTATATTAGCAATCTTTGGAAGGTCACCTTGGAACCATATGTTCCGATGTGTGTTGTTTTCATCCAAGGACATAACCAAATCTTACCTCCGATTGCTCTCCAATACTGGCAGAACATATAATCTTCGGAAAGATAGCGGTGTGAGTCTGGATCAATCACAGTATCAAAATATGCATGAATATATCTTGTGCCATCAAAGTTGGCTTGACCAACATGATCTGGCTTATAGTTTAGATGTGGATATTCTTCCTTGAATTTATCAAAGACTTCAACGCTTCACCATCATAAAGCCTGTGCCAATTTCCATAACTTCAAGAGGCTCTGTTACCTTGAATTGCTTGGTGCCGGGAACAGGATTGAAAACATAGTCACCAGTTACACCCTCAAGTTCTGAGGGATTAAACTTGCTCTCGTCAAAGCCTGAATCAGACAATAGTTTCTTAGATGAATTCCAAACTGCTTTCCAATTGATAGACTTCTTAGGATAAGGACCACCAACAATATCTTTATCAAGTGCAATGAGTGCCAGGACATCTTCTGGATTGAATTGAATGTCTGAGTCAATGAATAGCAGATGTGTAAAGCCAGAACGTAGAAACTCGTCTACCAGATAGTTTCTTGCTCGGGTGATTAGGCTTTCATTGAACAGGAAAGAAAAGCGACATTCAATTCCATATCTCACACATACATTCTGTAAATCCAAACAAGCCTTCATATAAAGGCCATTGGCATTTCCACCATACATAGGAGTACAAATAAATAATCTACACTTCCGACCAAATCCCTCAACTTTAATAGATAGTTCCATATTATATTCTCCTACATTTATATTTCTTGTGATGTTTCAATTTACCCGTAAAGCAACTTGTCCCATTGCCTGATATAATAATCCATTTTTTCTACAAAAATCAGCCAAACCTTTTATTATAAATGCATCACCTGTTGGACTTACAATTTCCCACAATTTTGCCTGCCGGGTTGTTTTTCACCAAAAAGGTTTTTATTATGTGGGGTTTGTCCTTTTTTCTTATTACTTATTTTTTCTTTGATTCTTCTAAGTGTTTTTTACCATAAAAATGATTGTCTTTTCCGTATCTTTTCTTACGGTTCTTTGCACCAGTAGATTGTGATATCTTTATTGCCTCTGAGTTTGTTATCTGCCCAGATAACATTTGCCAAGCAATCTTGTCTTGCCATTTTCCATGCTGTTCATAAAGTTTTCTATAGGCTTCAGCATGTTCTTCAATAGTGAGTTCTACAAGATTTGATGGATCGTCTGTTCCGCCCATATGTTTAGGGATTATGTGATGTTTGTGATAAATAGTCATAGCTGATGCTCCTTGTAGCATTAGGGTGGTTGGATGCTGATGACATCGTGAACCACAACTATTTATATTCATACTACATTCTCCATTCTGTATCATTATAACGGGAGTGCCATCCGCTAGTATATATGTGCGAAAATAGGGCCAGCGATTTGCCAGCCCTATTTCTTTTATGCTTTATTTCTTAGAACGCAATTTCATCTGTTGTCTTCTTCACTGGAACCATAACTGAGTATTGACCCAACGCAGCATCAAAGGAAAGGGTATTGAACAGACTTGAATTGACAATACCAGAACCATCACTAAATGTCCATAAACCACCTACACTAACCACAGTCTTCTTTTCAGCGGTTGGCTGTGCAGTAGCAGCAGGAGCACCAACTGTTTCGTCAATCTTTTTGTACAAATCCATGAACGAGTTCTTAGTATCCATGTCAAAGCGATTGAGACACAACTGAATTGCCTTTTCACGGTTACCCTTGAGAGATTGTAAAGGCTTCGCAGATGTGAACCAGACGACGAGTAGAAATGATTTCCGAGATTGCACCTTCGGCAAAAGTCTTACGAACAATCTCGGCCCAAGTCACAAGCTTATCAACAAATTTGTCGTCGGCCATACCAGACTTGGCAAGCACTGCGTTGAGAATCTTTGCCTCAGTCTTTGCGTTGGGATATTCCTGCTCCATTGCTTAACAGAGAAACGCTCAAGGAACGCCTCGTTCATAACGTTGGTACCGATAAAGCGGCCATCGTCAGAACCCTTACCCTTGGTGTTGGCAGTAGCAACGATATTGGAAGCCAACAGCAGGAGCAACTATACTCTGTTGATCTTTTTGAGATAGATGCCCTTGCCTTCAAGGATAGGCTGGAACACATCAACTTGTTAGAACCAAGATCAACCTCGTCAAGCAATAAAAGTGCACCACGCTCCATTGCGACAATGACTGGACGCCATTCTGCCACACGGTCTTACCGTCAATCAAACAGAAACCGCCAATCAAATCGTCTTCATCAGTTTCAATTGTAATGTTGACACGGATGCACTCACGCTTTTCGGCGGCACAAACCTGTTCAACCATCATTGTCTTACCGTTACCAGATAGGCCGGTAATATACAGGGGATAGAACTTACGAGCAATGATAGAACGAACATCCTTGAAATGACCGAACGGAACATAACCAGCAACCTTTTCAGGCACAAGCGACACTTCGGTCGTTACAGTGGAATCAGACTTTACCAGAGAAAGAGCCATATTTACAGTTGCCTCATTATCCATTGTTACAGGGGCGGGTGTTACTACTGGTGCGGCAGCAACAGGGCCAGAGAGAATACACACACCACGAGAAACACGCAATGTGGAATCATTCCAAAAGCCACGTAGGTAAACCAATACCAGATTCACTTACATACTTCGGTAACCTGCTGCCGAGTAATGCTTGTAATAGCACCATACTTTGCGGCAACAGCATCAGTAAACTTTTGACGGTCAACAGTCTTAGCCATCTTTAGAACCTTTCTCTCATCATCATAAGAATAATATATCACAGTGAAACAGGAAAGTCAAGGGCTGATTTTATCAAATGTTTTCAGCCCTTGACTAGTTGACCTATGCAACCCGACAAACCTTATCCATAAACTTGGACAGTAGCACTCGGTTTACAGTTTTCTTTTCGGCAAACTTGATAAAGGCACTTGCGAGTCTCTGCTTAGATATGCCAGGGGCAATGAACTCAAACTTATCAGCCGATTTAGTTTGAGAGTTGATGATGTAGTAATCATCATAGCCCTTGCTTGAAAATCGCAATGTAACCGTTATCATTCCACTGTTTCTTATTCTCAGCATTGTATGGATCAAGCAAGTAACCGGCACCACGCAATGAACCACTATGAAGATAGAAAACCAATAACATTACTTTGTGTGCGATCCTTGAGAATCTTCAACAAGGTATCAGTCATAACCTGACCGTGCATACTATTGATATTATAGGACTTCTTCATAACGGTATCATTTATAATATACATATTACCCTTTGGCTTGTGTGGTAAGTATGTTCTGCTTTGATCGTGGTAACCAGTAATAGAATCCGATCCACCATCAGTCAAGAAAATGGTATTCACACCCTGCAACTTATTTTTTACGAGAGTCATTGACGATACTTTCGTGCAACAACAATCGCTTGGTTGAGCGGTGTGGATTCCATCTTATCACAAGGATAGTAAAGCCTATTCGTTGCGTGAGCAAACAGGATTTCAAATGCCTTGTTTAGAGTAGAAGGTGTTCATCCGTGAAGATGAGAATGTTTCGCAGTTTGGAAGTTATGAAATGTAATATCGTTTGTCTTATAATCAAACTGTTTACTAAATCTTTCCTGTGAGTCTGCCTCACGGAACAGATACACATCAAAGGAATCTGTACTCGCTTACAGAACATCACAAGAGACTATCAACTGCTTCATTGTATATTCAATGTTATAGACCATTGAACCTGACCAATCAAGGAACATACAAGAGCCATAGTTTTTACCCTCGGGCACTACCGATGTACGACAGGAAAATATCATCATTGTACTTGTATGTAAAACATTTTGTTTGTGTCAATAACACCAGTCTTAGCAATACGAGTGCGAGAGTAAGCATCGGCACGCTTTTTCATTTCAAACTCTTTGACCATGAAAGAGATTGTGTCGTTTTCCTTTTGCTTGAATGTCACAAAGTTTTTCTGGGCACTCTGTACACTAGTCCAGTTAGACTTGTAACGAGCATACTCCTTTTCCATTTGTGGAATAACAACAGAAAAGTCATCAACAATGTATTTGACATCATACTTTGGAATTGTCAAATATACATAGTTGACATCATCTATTACGAACAATGGTATCTAAGTTTTTGTTAGCTGCCTTTTCAGTTTCACTATCTGGGATATCATTTTCTTCTGAGTCAAATGAACCGCCAACCTCACTATTCTTGCTTGGCTTTGACTTTACTTTTGATTCAGTTTCATCGTCATCGAGATTACAGGTCTGCGTCACCATCGCCTTCATCACCATCAGCAACATCATCAGATTCATCGTCACCATCAGTGCTAACACTTCCAATACCATCATCAGAGTCATTGCTATCCTCACCATCACCATCAACATCTTCATAGTCAAAGTCAATGTCATCTTCATCAACTTCATCTAACTCAATATCATCAGATGTGGTTTGACTCTTGATCTTATTGGCTTCAAGGCAGAACTTATAAACATCTTCGGTCAATGCAATCACATCTTCAAATGTTTCGGCACTATCAATGCGATTGACGAAAACCATTTCAGGGGCAGAAAACTTGATACCAAGTAACACGCCACCCTTGGAAGTACATATTGATACGGTCAATAAAATTGAAAGAGTTTACATCTTTGCCAAGCGTACCAAAGAAGTTGCGTTCAAACAGTTCCTTGTAACCAGCAACATAGTTGCGGCGTGAACCAGGATAACGACGCTTTTGACGCTTGTCAATACGAGCATCTTCAATGACATTCATAAAGTTTTTGATAGCACCCCTTGCCTTATCAGGGTTTTCAGGGTGATACTTTTGGCAATAGCATTGATATGCTCAACCCGAGACCCTCACCGGAGTATCCAACGCATGGCCCGTTTCGTGAACCACAAGCATATCGTACAAGTCGTCAGAATATTCTGCCACACGGGCAAAATAAGGTTGCGATTCTTCACATCAGATGCAGCAGTCTTTGCACCGGGACTATGCATAACGGTAATATTTTCAGTGGCCAATAGTCGGGCCAACTGAGACTTGATTTGATTTGTTGCGGTCATAATGTCCTCTCACAAGTTATACATAATAATACCATATCCACGACCAAACACAACAAATAAAATTGCATAGCAGCCATGCTAAAAATGCATAACTACATACAACTCAGGCTTCCCAAGCCCCATGTATTACACACCAGTCAGCAATCACATTTCTCTTTTGTAATAAAAGAACTATGTTCTCAAACTTGCGAATCATTCTGTGTCGCCAATGGTGCCAGTACAACTCCAAAATCTCATCCTCGGTTTTATACACAAGTTCTGGGGCACCGGGTTCATTATAGCAATAAGTTTTCATTTTATCAACCTCTAAACTTTTGTCTAATAATGCTTCTACAAGATTTGAGTATTCTTTTAGAACTTCTGCTTTTGTTGACAACGATCCACACATTTCTATTTTTTGCGTGGACCAATGCCAAATCTCCTTTTTTACCCAAAAGGAAGCAGTCTTGTGTAAGCATATCAAACTTCATTATTGCCAACCTGTATCAAAGTCATCAACAAACCAAGAGTTATAGAATGTTCTACGCTTTTGAGACATAGGTGGAGTGGAAGTCAATCTTATCAAAAGAAACGGCAGACTTACAACAAGTACAGGTACCAATATACATAACCATTTCGTTTTTCTTTATGGCTGGATAATAACTCCAACTATGATAATTGAGAGAAACACCCAACCCGTCTTAGAAAGTTCATACTGTAAACTCCCATAGCTAGAGAGCTCAAAATGCATATGATAGTAGAGCAGCACATGGAATAAGTAAGAATCCAAGCCACTACGATCTCTCGTGCATTTCTTCCACTTTACCTTTGGTTCAGGTTCGCTGGCACCTACACCAAGGATAGCACCTGTGATTGTATGAGTTGTGCTAACAGGAGTACCAACAGCACTGGCAACAAATAACATACCACTACCACCAGCCTGCCTTCAGCACTGAAACCACTAACACAGTTTAGACTTGTAAGTTTGAAACCAAGTGTTTGAACGATCTTCCATCCACCAACTTAGAGTACCAAGACCCATAACAGTAAATGAAACAAACAACCCACATTGGAATGGCATCTTCTTTTGTAAGATAACCACCAGCAATCAAAAATTAAGAAAGATGATATAGCAGTCTTTTGAGCGTCATTGGCACCGTGGCCCCATTGAATAACATGCCGCTGAGACTATCTGTAATCTTTTGAACCATTTGTTTGTAGTTGATCTTTTCACATTGGAAACATGTTTTCGCATTGCTGTATGAATACCAGCACCAAGAATAAAACCCAATCATTGGGGCAACGATAATAAATGCTAGAATGGGATAAAAGCCAGGGAAGAATTGCTCCTGTACCAAAAGAAGGTACCGCTGCACCCATCAAACCACCAATCAAGGCGTGTGATGAACTTGTTGGCATTACCAAATACCAAGTAATCATATTCCAGGTAATAGCACCCATCAAACAACCAAACACAACCTGTAGGGTGATTGCTTCAGGGGTGATAATGCCTTTACCCATTGTCGCTGCTACTTTGAGAGTAATAAAGAATAACAATAAAATTAAAAAATGCTGCCATACAGACAGCTTGAAATTGTGTTAGTGTTTTTGTTGCCACGACTGTTGCGATACTATTAGCAGCATCGTGGAATCCATTTAATGAAGTCAAATATCAAGGGCCGATAATGACCAACGCACAAGTTATATAAAATATTGTATCCATAAATTCCTCTATTTTTTCTTACACCAATCAGTTGACTTTTTTCTCACCGTGATATTCAACTGCGTGTCCGGTTTCAATCATTAGTTTACTGAGATATTTACCATCAATCTCCAAGTCTCCCAAAACTCTACCCCCATACTTGTCCCATCTTTTCAAGTGAATCTCAGACATCCTTGCCTTAGATAATGTTTCTTCAACAAACTGTTTGGCAGCAATAGACCTTTCAAATCTTCAAGTTTACGCTTTGCCAATATACCCTTTTCTGGTGTGTCAATACCAAGACTCTTAGGTTAAGTTTTTGATTTTAGTTCTTTTAGTGAAATGGTGCTTCAATTTCAATCGTGTCGCCGTCTATTACGTTTGATAGGATAAGAATATGTTCCTGGTGTTCTACCGTGACTTAGAACTGCTAGGGTAGCAGTAGCAGCAACGGCTGTCAATGTGGTTTTCTTTTCTGTCATTACTATGTAATTATCCTATTCAATTTCATATAAATAAGGTGTGGTCCACGAGATTGCAGTCCAACCACTCTAACACCTTACACGGAGGAGTATCAGCATATGTCTATTTATTGTGTCCTATCTTACTATCTACTGAAATAAATTACCACCTTTTTATATAGGCTCTTGTAAGACGAGTCATATTACAGAAAAACTATCACAGCTCTGTTTCTTCCCAAAGGTATAAAAAAGTTTGGAAGATGAAATCAAAAATAATCCAAATCTTTTCAAAACTGTTATTATATCATACTTTGATAGTGATGAAAAGGCCAGAGAAAATTATTTTTCCAAGAAAAACTAAATGTTGTGAAATCTCCAATGTATATAAATGAATCAAAGGCCAGAAAAAATGGTTTCTTTGGTAGAGATGTTAGTAGTGAAAAAATCAAGATATGGTTTCAAGTGGAAAGATAAACATCCCAAAGGATTTTAGGACATAATCATAGCGATGTTGCTAAAGAAAAATTAGCCAAGCACATAAAGGAAAATTTGCACAATTGAAAAAATCCCTATGTTTGAACTAAAAATATAGTGGAAAGAAAGAAAAAAGATGGTTAGTGAAGGTTG